ACGTCCACCTGCAACACCGTCACGTCCCTCGCCGTGCCCTTGACGGTATCGAGAATCCACAGGGCCAGCAGCACCGTCGCGCCAGTGCCGATGGACACAAGCCAGCGGTAGGCTTGGACGTTTTTGCCGTTATGCGGCGGTTCAATCATTCCCGGCCTCCATGACGTTCGTGTAGGTACGACAATCCCGCAGCACCCATCCCGGCGCCGGCGGATCGCTGTATGCGACAGGGCCGCAACGCTCCGGCAGGTCGGTGATACTGGGCGGCACCCTTCCCCAGGCCTCCCAGCGCAGCAGGCCGTAGCCCTGCCCGAGATAGCTGCGCTCCAGCGCGCCGGCCCTGCCGATGGTCCGCTGGTCATAGTGCTCGCTGATCACGGTCGAGATCGTGCGCGTCGACATCTGCCCGGCCACCGCGAACGGGAACGCGACCGTCTCCAGCCGGTATCGCGTCAGCGCCTCGTTCAGCGACGGCGGGCAGGTAGAGGGATCCTGAGCGATGTTGAGCCGGGCCACGGCCTCGCGCCATGAGCCCGTCGGCGCGTCGAGGCCGAACACCAGCCAGCCGGTGCCGCCGCAACGCTGCCCGACGAAATACTGCACCCAGGGCGTGCCGCCATCCAGGGTCGACGAGAAGCGCACCCAGCCGTCGGCGCCGATCTCGGCGATCTGGAACCCGTCGCCACGCTCCGGCTCGTAGGTCCCGAACGGCGCGAAGTCCCAGAGCTGGCGCGCGCGCGTGGCGGACACGCGCTCGCTGGTGAGTTCGACATAGCCCACGGGCGGCGGCCAGTCGTGGCGGGTATCCCCGCTGACGAGGAAGGCCATCGGGTCGGCGATCGTGACCGTCGGCGTCACCACCGGCGGCGGCGCGTTCGGCTCCGCGCAGCCGAGCAGCCAGGCGAAGGGCAGGAGCAGGACGGCGTACGGCGCGCTCATGGCGCATCCTTCCCGGCCGGCTCTTTGTCCGCCGCGGCCCCGGCCGCCGCCGCCTGCTGGACCCGTTTCAGTCCGGCCTCGAAGGCTGCCTTGTCGCGCTGCAGGTCCGGCACCCGGCGACCTTCGGGCAGCCGGCCGATCTCGGCAAACGGTGCCCGGACCTTCTTAGATTGACCGGCATCCCGCGAGCGCTCGAACGTCGCCGTGAGTGTTTCCTGCAGGCCCTCGACATCGACCACGGCGCTGATCTGCTCGATGCACCACGCCTCGGTGATCTCGGCGAGCGGCAGGTAAGCGCGCCCCTCGACCGGCAGGGCCAGCGGGACGGTGCCGGTCGCCTCGAGGCGTTCTTCGCCCTCGATGGCGTTGAACTTGTAATGGATCGCGCGAACGACGTCCGCGAATCCCTTGCGGGCCGGGACGATGTCGAGCTCGTAGATTTCCCATTCGAATTTCATGAAGGCCCCTATCCGCAGCCGTAGACACACGCGATCTGCACTTGGTCGGCCGGGTCATCGAAGGTCACGTCCTCCCGCGCGCGGGCGACCGAGTAGTTCCGGACGATATTGTCGGCCTGCTTCATCGCCTTGCCCGGTACGTCCGACGCGCAGAGCAGGTCGCCCTTGGCGATGTTCCCGCCCTGCCCGCAGACGTTGATGCAGCCCTCTCCGACCGCGTTGATGACGGCGAGATCATGCGTTGCGCACCATCCGGCCCACTCGGCGACGGGCAGCCTGTCGTCATCCAGCATCGAGGCCGGCGCCCATTCTGTGCTCGGCTGATAGCGCCGAACGAACACGCCCAGCACGCCGACCTGCGCGGCTTCGCTGGACAGCTCCGCCTCACAGATCACATCCGACATTAGCTTGCGGACCACCGGACCATCGACCAGAAGGTCGCCCGGTTCCGGCTCTACCGTCAGCGGCAACAAGCCGTCGTGTGCGCCGGTGAATGGGCCGTAGCCGGTGCCGCTGTTGTCATAAAATGCCCAACTACCCGCGCCGGACGAGCGGCCGATATGCCCGTCGCCGCCGCTTGTATTTTCGCCCGTGATCGCCGTGGTGGGGAGCGGTGTGCCGGCGCCCGAGGCGCTTTGAACCGCGGAAATCGTATAACCGGCGACGCTGATTGCCGTCACGGCGCCGCCGCCGAGACCGCCGCCGCCGCCTGTGGTCGATATGTTCTGGAACCGCGCCGGATATCCCGCCGAGAAATCACCGACAATCGCCAGAAAGCCGCCCAGCCCTCCGTCGTTGCCGGCGAATGTTGCTACGGCGGCACCGCCGACATAGGCCGTTATCGCGTTGGGATAAGAGCCGCCCGAGGTCATCTCGATTCGCGACGTGCCGGAGCCGGTGCGGACCGTGAGGCCGGTGATCGTTCCCGCGGTGAGCGAGCCGACGTCGGCGCTGATCGCGGAAAGCTGCGAGACGCTGATCTTGGCCGCGGTGATTGCGCCGGCTTGCACCTTGTTCGCGGTCACGGCGTCGGTCGCGATGGTCTGGGCGATGACGCCGCCATCGACGATCAGGGCCGCCGGGTTGCGCTTGAAGACCGAGACGAGGCCGACTCGATAGACTCCGCCGATATTGCCGCCCGCTTGGCTGTAGATGACGACACGCGCCCGCGTCGCCGTGGCAGGCACGGTGATATTGTCGGCGCTGTGGTAGGTGTTGCTGTCGCGGACCACCCATACATCCGCCGTGTCGGACGTGAGAGCCTGCGTATAAGCGGCGTCCGCCGCCGCGACGCCAACCCAGGCTGACGTGCCGGTATCGTAACGGAAGAACTGCAGCTCAATGGCGAGGTATCGCGTATGCGTGCCGCCGCCCGTGACCCGCTGCGTCGCCGTGCGCAGCAGATACTTCTCGCCCGCCGTCACCGCAAAGAAGCTCGAATTGTAGAGCGCGCCGTCACTGGCGAAATTGTAGGTCCCGTCGAACTGCAATGCGTTCTGCGACCCGGCATAGCCTCCGGTGCCGGTGTACAACACCACATCGGTAGGCATCGTCGCGACCCAGTTGTCGAACGTGCCGGACAGCGAGCCCCAGTTGGTCAACCCGTTCACGACGTTCGCGTTCGCGACGTTATTATCGAAGCTGCCGATCACCATCTTCTCGGCCGTGATGGACCCGGCCGCGATCTTCGCTGTTACGACCGACCCGGCCGCCAGCTTCGGCGTAGTGACGGCATCGTCGGTGATCTGCGTCGAAACGATCTGCCCGGTCATCTTCGCGGCGGCCATGTCCGCGATCTGCGCGTCTGTCACCTGCCCGGTGAGATCGGTCGTCGGGACGGCCGTCGTCCAGCCGGTGCCCACGACGTAGCGCCACAGCTTCTCGGTCGCCTCGTCGTAGACGATCTGGCCTTCCCACAGGTCGGACGCGGGCAGGCCGTTGACGATAGCGATGCCGACCTTCGGCTGCTCCATTGTCGAGATGACGATGGATGCGAAGTTCACAGACTGCACGCCGGTCGCCGACTGGAACTTGATCATAAACGTGCCGATCTGCGTCTGCAGAACGGCATCCTGGGTGATGCCGTCGCCCACGAACACGAAGCCGCCGGACGCCCAATCCGCGCCTGACGTCACCGCCTGATATTTGATGATAGTCGCGCCACCATCGCGCACACGCTGCTCCGTGGCGCCGTTCCAGTGGAAGTTCGAGAAACCGGATATGCCGGCGATCTGGGTGAAGCCGGTGACGTCCTCGGGTGGCGTCGTATCGCCACTGACGGTGACGCTCTCCTGGATGAATGTCGAGCGGCGCTCCACGGTGTTAATCGCGGCGACGCGGACGTGGTAGAGGCCCACGGCGACGTCATCGACGGTCCAGTGGGTTTCCGTGGTCGCAGTGCGGCCGAGAATGTGGGTCTGGTCCCAGTCCGTCACCGACTGCAGCTTCATCTCGACCTGATATCCGACGAGGAAACCATCGGGCGACGGGTCCCAGTCGATCAGCAGCCGGCTCTTGACGCCGCTCCCGGCGCCCGTGCTGTAGGTCTCCTCCGTCACGGTGAGGTTGGTCGGCGGCGCGACGGTGTTCGCGTCCGGGCCATCGGTGCCGGGGTTGGGATCAACCTCAACCTCTTCGGAGGTCGCCCAGTCGTAGGCCGCGGCGGAGGTTTCAGCGAGTTCCAGGTCGACGCCCAGCGCGTTGTCCTCGACGGCGAACGAGGTCGACCGGACCTCGAAGACCCTGCTCGTCCAGCCGTAGCGCTCCAAGGTCACATAGACCGTATCGCCGGCCTGCACGCGCCAGGCCGACAGGTTGCAGCGGAGCGTCACCCGCAGCTCGTGGCGGGAGAGCAGCAGGTCGATCTTCGCAATGCGCTGCGCCATCGCGGCATGCCGAGTGAACGGCAGCATGATGTCGCGGTAGATCGATTCGCCGTCGATGGTGGCATAGCTGTCCGACACGACCGGCGGGAAGTCGGCTTCCTGCCAGAAACGCACCGGGTCGATATAGACGCCCTTCACGGCGTTGAACCGGTCGCGGCGCGAGGTCAGCGTCTGGATCTTCACCCCGCCCGCGCGGAGGTTGTTCTCCGACAAAGTGATCGTCGGGGTCTGATAGACGCCCGCGAGGATGCGCCAGCGCTCGCCATCGAACGGCGCGCGGCCGCGCATGGCGCCCAGCAGGCGGCCCAGCACTTCCTTCGGCGTGTCGCTGGACTTGAACGATCCGTAGGTTTCGAAGCGCGACTGTTGCCCACCGGCCGCCAGATCGACCTGCTCGTCGCAGGCATTGGCCGCCGCGATCAGCGCACCCTCGTCGATGCCGGTGGCGTAGTCGACGCCGAGCCCATAGACCGGGTCGCAGAGATAGTTGGCCGCGATCAGCGCCGAGTTGACCGACCAGCCCGTCGTGTCGGTGCGCGGGTCGAAGATGTCCTTCTTGCCCTTGATGACGGCGGTGATGTTCGGGATGTCGCGAAAGATCGCCTGGTCGAATTCGAGGCGGACGTAGAGCCCGGCCATGCCGGCGAATGTGTCTCCGGAGGTCAGGACATCGCTGCACTCGGCCAGCAGGTCGGCGTCGATCGTCTGGCCGGGCGCGCCCTTGAACGGTCGAATCCGGACCTTGCCGGCGAACTGGCTGGGCGACGGCACGAATCCGTTGACGTCGATGATCAGATCGCTCGGGCCGGCGGCGGCGGCATTCTCGTAGGCCACGAAGGCTTCGTCGCCAATCCAGATCTGCGAGAACTTGAAGACCTCATGCCCGGCCATCAGGATGACGACATGCAGATACTTGTTGTTCGACGTCGTGTGCATAAAGCCGAACACGCCGCCGACGCGGGCCTCACCATAGATCACCTGCCGCGGCGCCGTGGGCTGGCGGACGTTGATCTTGTTGTCGATGATCGGCTGCTGCGTGCCGTCGCCACGGGCGCGGGCGGAACTGGCCGGCTTCAGGAGGGACGAAGCAACGTAGGAGATCGCCATCGAAATGATGGTCGTAATCACGAACGCGCCGATGCTGCCCAGCAGACCGCCACCTAGCGCCAGCGCGACCGCCCCGAAAATGAAGGCGGCATGGGCCTGGCTCGGAACTAGCGTCAGGGCAAGCGCGAACAGGCCGATCAGCAGCATATGGCGATCTCGCTTTTCTAGCCTCGCCCGCTCCTCTAGGGTTGCGGCGGGAGGGTCTTATGAAACTTGCAATCCCGGCCATCGTTGGCCTGTCAGTGCTCGCCGCTTGCGCCCCGACACCCGAGAGCATCGCGCCCGCCTATGTGAGCGAGGTGCCGTACCAGAGCTGGACGTGTGAGCAGCTAGGCGAGGAAAACGTCCGCCTTCACAAAGCGCTTGCGACGGCCTCCGCTGCCCAGAACAAGGCGCGGGAGAATGACACCGTGGGAGTGATCCTGATCGGCATGCCACTGGGCTCTATGCAGGGCCAGTCGGTCGCGCCTCAGATTGCGCTGTACAAAGGGCAGGCTGAAGCCGTCCGCACCGCGTCCGTTCGGAACTCATGTCCAGAAATGACGCGCATCCTTCCAAGTGACGTAGCGAAGCCCTCGAACTAGCCGACCCGCCAGACGTTGATCGCGCGGTCGAGCGGGACATGCTCCAGCCCCTGCTCACCCGGCCCGCAGAGCGTCTGCCCGGTGCAGACGCAGATCGCGAGCCGGCCGTCCTGATCTATGGTGGCGACATCGCCGCGGCGGATTTCGCGCCAGTTCTGTGACGGCCGACCGAGCGGTGCGCAGGCAGCGTTTCCGAGCCCGCCATCCTCCTCGATGATCCGCATGGCTTCCAGCGCCGAGGTCCACGTGACCTCGCGCATCTCCTGCCCCGTGATCGTGGCGACCGCACCGAACATGAAGGTGGCACAATCCTGCTGACCCCATTCGAACGGCACGTCCTTGCGCTCGTGCAGATAGGCCGCGAAGCGCTTCTCCCAGCCCTCGATGCGCTTCATCCGCGCCCCCAGTAGATGACCTTGTCGGCGTACTGGGCGATGTAGCGCAGGCTGGCATCGCCACTGTGGAGCAGCTTCTGATGCTCGTCCGTGTAGCGCCACTCGCGCGCGCGCTCCAGGTCGATCAGCTCGTTCTCGTATTGCAGCGAGATGATCGGCGCCTCCGGGTTGCTGTCGTCGATCTCGCCGACGTCGAGACGGCCGCGCCCCTGAATTTTCGGGTTCGCCACGATGGCGCCGGCACTGTCGAACAAGCCCAGCCGGATGATGCCGTAGCGCCGGGTCTGCAGTTCCGTCAGCGCCAGCGCGATCTGGTCCGGCGGCGCGCCGGACAGTTTCAGGGTAAAGCCCCGCGCCTCGATGCTGTCGGTTTCCTCGACGGGAGAGACCTCCAGCATGTTGCCGATGCCGAGCCACGTCTGGCTGTTCCATGACAGGGTGCCGACGCCGGTCCACAGATATTGAACCGTCGAGAACTCCAGCTCGAACAGCAGGATCGGACTGACGACCGCTGCCTGCAGGCCGGTCGCCATGCCGGAGGTGAGGTCGCGGCTCATGGGCGGAGATCCTCGATCGCCTTGAGCATCGGCGGATGGTGATGGCCGGCGAGGTCGACCGACCATTCCGGCGACTCGGTCAGCAGCATGAAGCGTCCCTTGGCGGCGGTCGTCGCGGTGGCCGCGCCGGAAAGGGCGGCGCGCAATCCCGGCCATATCTCGGCCGTCACGCCGCCGCCGCTAAGGGTCACGTCCTTTTTAAGCTTGTGCAACCACCGGTGCGAACTGAAGCTGATCCAGTCGCCGGCCAGCAGGGTGCCGCTGCCCGCCAGCGTGATGCTGGTCGCGCGCACGCTGCCGGTCGCCGTAACGCCGCCGGTCGCCGTGCCGCGCGGCGTCTGCCCGGACGGGTCGCCCACGGTGAACGAGCCCACGGGCCCTTCGAGCGACAGGAAGAAGGCGTTCCACGCCTCCCCGTTCGCGCGACTCATGGGGCCGAACGAAATGTCCATTTCCCAGCGCTCGGCGCCAGGCCATTTGTAGACCTGCGGCACCAGCGAGAAGGGCGAGACGTTGACGCCGTTCACGCTCTTGGGGCGGATGGTCACGCTCACCGGGCCGCGATGCGTCGGGAACGTCAGGGGGAAGGAAATCGCCATCAGAACACGTCCGTCAGGCCGCCGCGCTTCTTGCGGTTGATCAGCGCGGCTTGGGCGCCGTCCTCGGCCGCCTTCTTCACGGCGCGGATGCCGGCGGTGTACTGCTCCGTCGTGACGTACTCGCCGACATGCACGGTCTGCTTGATGACGATGCTGGTGCCACCACCGCCCATGCCGGCGATCTGCTCACGGTTGAAGATGGTTCCCGGCGTTCCATCGACCCGGATCTCGGGTCCGTTCTCGCCCACGACATAAGGCCGCCCGACCGGAGGCGTGCCGCCGCTGGCGAAGCCGGGCGCCCACCCCATCGGCAAGGCTGCCGCGCCAGCCATGCCGGAGCCGCCGGCACCAAAGCTGAGCGGCGCCGAGGAAGACACGCCGCCGATGCCCAGCAGGCCCAGCAGTCCGCCCGCCCCGCCGAGCGCGCCCCATACATTCGAGGCCGCCGCGCGCATTTCCATCTGGATAATCATGTTGACGAACGAGCTCAGCAGCTTCTGGAAGTTGATCTCGCCCGTGGTCGCCAGTTCGGTGAGCGCATCGGCCATCAGGTCGACCGTCTGCTTGCCGTACTCGAAAGCAGAGTTCGCACGATCCATCTCGGCGACCGCCTGCTCGATGCCGGCAAGGTATCCGTCGAAGCCGCCGGCCGCGCCGCGCACGGCACGCGCCTGGTCATCGGCCTTGTCGGTCAGGTCCTTCATCGCGCGCTGCACGGTTTCGGGCGCCAGCAGGTGCTGGATCTCGGCCAGCTCCGCCGTCTCGCGCGCCAGCGTCTCGGCCCCGGTGCCGAACCGGTCCTCGATCGCATCGGCCGCCTTGCGCTGCTTCTCGATCAGGGCGACCAGCTCGTCCATCTGGCGCTGCGATTCGCGGATCGCGTCGGCGGCGGACTTCTCGCCGGCCTTGCGGGCGCTGTTGCCGGTCGGCTGCTTTCCCGTCAGCCCGAAGTCCCTGAACGTGACTGGCGGCGGCTCGAACGGAATCGGGATTTGGCGGTTGAGGACGTTCTCCTGCGCGCCGCGCAAATAGTCCGCCTCGTCGGCCTTCGCCTTGTCGAGGATCGCCTTCTTCTCGGCGAGCTGCTGCTTCATCGTCTCCAGCCCGCCGCGCATGAACAGCGGCGGGTTGGCGATGTTCTTCTCGATCTGGGCGATGTCGGATTCGAGCACCTTGATATTGACGCCTCGAACGCTGCTACCGATCGCGAGGCCGAAGTCGATGGCGGCGTTCTTTGCCCCACGATACCCGTCCGCGATCAGGCGCAGCGTCCATTCCAGAGCTTGCAACCCGCCCAGCGCCAGCGGCGCGCCGACCGTGGCCTGGAATACCGTCATCTGCTGGTTCACGACCTTGAGCTGGCCGTCGAGCTTGTCCCAGGCGGCGATCACGTCGACGCCCATGATGGCGGCCATCTCGCGGGCTTCAGCCGTCAACTTGGCCTGACCACCCGAAAAGGCCTCGAGCATGGTGACCATGCGGGCGCCGCCGCGGCCGAACAGTTCCATCATCAGCGCGTCGCGCTGGGCTTGGTTGCCGATCTCCAGCAGGCCGCGCGCCACTTCGGGCAGGATGTCCGACGTGCGGCGCAGGTTGCCGTTGTTGTCGAGCAGCTTGACGCCGAGCTTCTCGAAACGCGCGATCGCGTCGTCACTCCCGCCAGCGGCCTCGCCCATCGACTTGGTGAGCCGCATGAAGGCGGTGTCGAGCTGCGCGGACTCGACGCCGTTCTGCGCGGCGGCCAGGCGATAGGCCTGCAGGGCATCGGTCGTGAGACCGATCTGCTCGGCCTGCTCGCCAAGGTTGGCGGCGATCATGCCGGCCGACCAAACCTTCTGCGCAATGGCCGCGGCGGTGAAGGCAGCCGCCAGCGGACCCAGCATGCGCGTCACGCCGGCAAACCCCGCCGACATCGCCGACCCGGCAGACTTCGACTGCGTGTCGAGCGACTTCATGCGGGTTTCAACCGACTTGAACGCGCTCGCCGTCTTATCGGCAGCGAGCAAGTCGATCTGCCACCGGGCTGCATCAAGCGGCATTGGCTATTCCTTCTTGCTCTTCTTGCGCTCGCCGGCTTCGACGATGAGGTATGCGAGGAAGCCGTTGAAATCTTCAACGGTCATCGTGTCGATTTCTGAAGGTAATCGGTGCAGACGATCCGCTAGTGCAAATCGTTGGTATTCGGCTGATCGTCTGCTTCGGAGTTTTTTTCCTGCTCCTCCACCGTCCTCCCGTAGATCACGGCGAGAAGCTGGCCGAAGCGCTCCATGCGCACGGCGGTGGTCAACTTCGCGCGGTCATCGCGCGTAAAGACCGCAGTACCGTCCGGGTACTTGCACATGCGGACGATGGCCTCAGCCTGCTGCGTCGCCTGGTTGTCCGGGTACAGGGCCGCGATCTTGCGGAACTCGCCATGCACCATCGGCCGCACGCGAATATCGCGGCCCATGAAGGTGACGGTCTGCACGCTGTCCTCGTACTCGTCGACGAGGAGGTCGATCATGCGCTTTTCGTCGGTCATCACGCACCGACCGTCGTGATGACGAGCGCGCCGTTGCCCTCGAAAGCTATGCGCCGTGTGACGACGCCGTCGTGAGGCACGGCAACGCCGATGCTCTTCACGGTGCCCGTGCCGGTGTAGATCGTGTCGCCGCTCGATCCGCCCTCCGGCCCCAGGGTGAGGGACGCGCTTGTGCCGATCGTGAGAGCAACCTGTCCCGTCGAGTCCAATTCGTCCCAAAGGCATTCGACGTTCGCCGTCCAGCCCTTGAGGCCGGTCAGATGCGTGTGCCAGCTATCGCCCGTGACGGAATCGTCAGCGGTGTCCTGCTGTGTCTCGATCTCGAACGATCGCACCTCGGCGACAGTGTACGTCGACACCTTGACGACTCCGTCAAGGCCATGATGTGTGGCCATATTGTTCTCCGGGATTGTTGAAGAGGGGATGCGCCTGGCGCTAAGGCGCCGCGCCGATGGACAGGGCGCCGTTGCCTTCAAAGGCGATGCGCCGCGTGACGACGCCGTCATGCGGAGTGGCTACGCCGATGCTCTTGACCGTCGCGGTGCCGCTGTAGATGACATCGGGATTGGTCGCGCCCTCGGGACCGAGCGTCAGAGACACCGACGCGCCGATGGTGAGTGCGACCTGTCCGTTGGTGTCCGTCTCGTCCCAAAGGCACTCGACGTTCGCCGACCACGACTTCAGGCCGGTCAAATGCGAGTGCCAGGAGTCGCCCATGACACTGTCGTCGACCGTGTCCTGTTGGGTTTCGATCTCGAACGAGCGCACTTCGGCGACGACGTTCGATCCAACCTTGACGACGCCTTCAAGGCCGTGATGGGTGGCCATGGTGTTCTCCAGATTTTGAGGGGGTGCCCTGGGCGCGCGCGCGCGCGACGACGCGACGGGCGGGCACGCCGTCGTTCGGTGCCGGTGGTCGGCTAGATCGTGGTGCCGGGAGCGTTCGCCGCGGTGTGGTAAGTCACGGCGAACTCGAGGCGGACCCGGCCGGCCCGGAACTCACCGTCGATGTTCGCGGCGATGTCGGTCGAGGCGAGGACGCTGTCGAGACAGGCGCCACCCAGCGACGGATCGGCGGCCAGCGCAGTCTCGACCTCGAGCGCGATCTGATCGAGCGTGGCGTCGCCATCTGTCGTTTCGGCGACGACACCCTCGACGGCGAGGACGAGCTCGCGGCCGAGACGGCGGGCGGCGCCCTTCATCGTGAGCAGAGCGCTGCGTTCGTTTCGGGCATAGACCAGCAGGCATGGAGTGCTTTCGGCGGCGACTGGCCAGGCGCGACTGGCATGGACGCGCGATCCCGTGGTGGCGAGGCCGGTGAGAGCCGTCACCGCCGCGAGGACGATGGCGCGGCGGGCGTGCGGCATGTGTATTCCTTCAGCGCTGCAAGTCGATGATGGTCATACCGGTGCCGTCGGGCCGGATATCGCGGACCCGCCAGACGACACCGCGAGCCGTCAGCCGGTCGCCCTGGGCGGCTCCGGCCGGTAGGTCGGCCTGGCGGCAGATGGCGGATGGAGCGGCCATGGTGATATCGGCCGTCGCGATGCCCCCCTCGGCGCTCACTGGTGCGTTGAACAGCAGGCTGAGATCGGCCGCGGCTCCAGCCGAGGTGACCCATCGGCCTGGCGCCCCGAACTCGGTAGCGTTGAGAAACGCGAGGCGGTCGGCGGCGCTTTCGATCTGATCGGCGTCGTCGACTTCATCGAGGAAGGTCATGGGCGTCGATCCTCTTTTCCTGCACGGCATCCGGGAACATGAAAAAGCCGCCCGGCGGCTGGGGCGAACAGCGTTCGGCTCTACCCCGCCCAAACCACCGGCGGGTTCTCAAGCTCGCGAACGGCGCCCGTTGCCTGGATGGCTGCCCACGCCTCGGCGTAGCCAGGCCATTCGGTGTTGAGGCGCAGCATCGCCCAATAGCCGGGCTGGACAACGCCGGGCGTCGTCACCTCTCCGGTCTCGGGATCATTGACGGGCTCTGTTGCCCACGGCGCCTGCATCGGGGCATGCATGGCGTAGTTGCGGTTACCGGTCGGGGCCGATCCGTCCTCGGGAAAATCGACGCCGATAGCAGCAGCCGCTACGCGCGCTGTCGCTTCGTTCGGGAATTGCACGTAGATCGCAGGGGACCAGCTCATGCGACCCTCCTCGCGACAACGCTCTGCAGCGGGGATAGATCGGTCGGCACGGTGTAGGAACCTCCAGACACGACGGTTCCAACGACGTTTGTCACGCCGCTCGCGCGGGTGATGTCGATATCGTAGGTGCCATCGACCATCGCCAAAGACAGCACGTCGGCAGCGCGAGTTACCGCAGCGGACGTTGTCACGATGGGGCTAGACGATGCACTCGCCAGTTCGAGCTGAGGCAGGCCGATGCGCAAGGTGACGTCTATAGTGACACCAGAAGCGAACAGGAAACCCAACTGCGGCCGTATCGAAGCGGTTGTCACGCCACCAGAAAGGAGCAGGGTAGCCGTTCGTCCCTGAGTGCGCAGTGCAGCGCCCGTTGGAACGATATTTAGAAGAGCGGGATCACTCCTTGTCTGGATGAATGCGGGTACGGATGTATATTCTTCGACGACTGGCCGCAGGAAGTTGATGTTGGCGAGCGATCCGGCGATAAGCGCTACATAAGTTCGCAATGCCCAAGTCTGGCCGGTCAGAGCCGCAACCTGTCCGACAGGCTCGAAAAAGATGTTAGCGCCAGTAGTGCTGGTGGTCCCGGCCAGGCGAACGTCCATGTAGGACATTCCATCGACCGTGCCGAAGGCAAGCGTTCTTGTGAGCGTTCCCTGACTGGCTAAACCTGCGTTGGTCGCGAACGTGCCGGGGCTACCAGCTACTCCACCCCCTAAAGCAGAGTTGCGAATGACGCTCGTCCGCGCTGGCTCGTTAAGCAGTCCTTCTGGCGCGAACGTCGTCGGATTGTGATTGAACCGCGCGATATCGTTCGCGGCCGACTGCAGCACGCCAGCGCTGTCGAAATACCAGCCTGTAGAGGCGCGGGTTAGTGTGGCGCCGGGCGGCAGCGCGTTATTCAGGAACGAGAACCTGCGCGGGCCCGGCCGGCGCCCCATCAGCATCAACCGCTGCGGCGCGCGCATCAGACACCCGTGCCCGACAGCCGCACCTGTAGATCGCTCGTCGATCCCAAGGTGACGCCGGTGAGATCGACCAGCAGGCCGTAGACCTTGCGCGTCCCGGCCGCCGGCAGCATCGGGATCGCAAGCCCGCCGACCCGGATCGTATTTGGCGTCCCATGATCGGTCAGGTAGCCGCCGAGCGCGTTGATCGGCAGCGAGGCGATCACCTTGAAGGCATCCGCTGCGGCAAGCGAATACGCGGCGTTGTCGGTCTTGGTCGTGCCCGTCGGGTCGGCATTGAACAGCACAAGCAAAAGCGACGGGCTAACCGCCGACTTCAATGCGATCTGCACCTCCTGCAGGATGAACGGCATGTCGTTCGCCGGGGTGACGAGGTCGAACTCGAGCAGCCCGCCCATGATGTCGCCGGCAGAATAGGCGCCAGCGGTGACGGCGGGCGCGACCGGGACGCTGAAGCCCCAGCCGACGACGGCCTGGGCACGGCTCGCCGGAAAATCCCACTCGGCCATATGAATTCTCCGCTTAGGTTAGGTGGTTTCAGTAGATCCGACAGTCAGCGCCTGTGCGCAGTCGCACCGCGTTTCGACATCGGCGATGAAGCCCGCGCGATCGTCGGCGGCGCGATCGCTTCCACCGCGCCCAGCCGCTCGCCGGCCAGCGGCTTGAGCTTGTGGTGGCGCGGCGCGGCCTGTTCCTTCGTCAACTGCGCGACCTGCCCGGCACCGACGACGAGCACGCCAGACACGACTTTGTAGAGATTCATGGATCAGCCCTCCGGTTTGGGATGCCGCTTCGCAAAGCGCCATGCCGAACCGGGCCCGGACCTTTCGGCCCGGGCCACGGCAGGATCGTCAGGTGAAGGTGTACAGGCAGGCGTGCTGCCAGAAGCCGTAGTCGAGCGCACCGGACCAACGCACGCCGTAGTGGTGCGTTTCCTCGTTGAACTCGAGTTCCGAACCTTCGGCGACCGCCGAAACGGTGATCGGCACCTCCTCCTGAAGAATGAAGGGCTTGGTCCGGCCGTCCGTGCGGAACACCGCAAAGGCGTCAGTCCAGGTCAGGCGGGTGTTGTTCACCAGATTGATCTTGAACCCGTCCATGCTGGCGAGGACGTTGGTCTCGCCACCGCCCAGCGTCACTGCACCCAGCGCCTGGATTGCCGTCGCCCAGTAGATGTTCGGCACCATGACCTCGAACTGCCGGGCGTCCTCGTTCATCGGCTCGCCCTGGTCGTCCTTGAAGCCAAGGATCGCCTGCATCGACGCGAGGATGGCGTCGCGCAGTTCCTGCACGGTCGGATTCGTGGCGGTGGCCGCGGCGCCGGTGAGGTCGTTATTCTGCGACCCAGAACTGCCTTCGGCATGGTCGGTGTCGAAGAAGTTCTGCCCGTCGTAGCAAGCGGTCGTTGAGCCGGCCAGAATCTTGGCAGACATCAGCGTCGCGGGATACGAGAGAACGCGACGTGCAAGCTCGCTGATGCGAAGCTCAAGCTGGTTGCCCGCGTCCTGCCGCAGTTCCTTCGTCAGGACCTTGAGAGTGGCCTCGTAGTCCTTGTTGGTGATGCTCCAGGTGTTCTCGCGCAGGCCCTTGGCCATACGCCCGCCGACCCACTCGCGCATGGTCGGCACCATACCGAGCCATGCGTAGTTTTCCGTGGTCTGCCGGCTCGTGACCTTCATTGCGTAACGGTCGACCCACGACGCCTCGGCCATGGTGAGCGTGTTGTACATCTCAGCGATGACAGCGCGGCTCGTCAAAAGAGTATTGAGAGACATTGCGATTGCTCCAAAAGAAAAAGCCGCCCGGTTGGGACGGCTTGCGAAGGGAGGAGAAAAGAAACGGCGCGCGGTGTTGGCCGCCGCCGTTCAAGAGTGAGGGCTTACTCCTTCGTCCAGATGCTCGCCGAGCCGTGGACGATGTTTCCGAGCGTGGCCGAGTAGCCGTCGGCGTCACCGAGCGCGATGCGCGCGCAGTCGTGACGGCGCTGCGTGGCCTTGGTCAAAAGCAAATCCTTGTCGTCGACCGCCGTCAGGTCGGCCGCGCGGATGCTGTCGGCAGCAGCAGGCGAGATGACGACCTGCGTCGAGCCGTAAGCGCCGATCGCCACGATCAGGAAGTCGTGCGCGCCATCCGCGATGGCCGGCAGCGTGAGCGCGTCGGCGTCGCCGGCAGCGGTGACGAAGAACGCCTTGCCGCAATCCTGCGCGTCGAAGGTCTTGGTGCCGGCCAGTTCCTCGCGGATCGGCCAGGCAGCGTAGGGATCAAGAATGTTGTTCGTGTCGAACTTCACCGAGACCACGCCGGACGAGATGAAACGGTCGATCAGGCCGACGAAGCTTCCGCCAACAGGCGAGAGTGAGAAGGTGTCGTCGTCCGTCGCGTAGACCGGGCAGCCTACGTCGGTGATCAGAGCGCCGGTAACGTCAAGCTTGATCTTGCCCTTCTGGACCACGCGGACATTCTTCGCCGCCGCCGCGCCGAGGCTGTTGTCGCAACGCAACTCGGCGAAACCGACGAAGCGGTCGCCGGCGACCAGCGGGCGAGCGTGCCCGCTGGATGCAACGATGCCGACGGCGGCCAGCGCGTAGATGATGTCGGACGCGATGACGGCATATTCACCGACATCGCCCAGTTCGTAGTCGCGGTTTGCATCCGCAGCGAGAGTCGTCATTGGGGAAACTCCTAGAAATTCAATAGGGGGAAAGAAGAAGGCCGCCCGGTTGGGGCGGCCTTCGTTGCGTCATTGGTTGGGCGGTTTAGGCCGCCACGCGACCCAGGATGCGGATGCGGCCAGCCTTCAAGCCCTGCTGAAAATTGACGTAAGCATCGGCCGACGAGAACTCGGCTTGCAGCTTCTCATCTTCCGCGTATTCGGCCTTCCAGCCTTCGACCGTGTTCGGCGTCGCCTTCTTGGGCGGCACGGCGGTCGCGGCCGGGCTCTGCACATGGCCTGTTGCCTCCTCGACGCCCTTGATCGCGTCGGCTCGGCCAGCGTGCGCGGCCTTCTCGGCGTTGATGAATCGCATGGCAGCCGCACCCGGCGTGACAGACGGGTCCGCCTTCAGTTCGGCGAGCAGCTTCTCGTGACCGGGCAGCGCCGCGGCCTCGATGCCGGCAACGCGATCATGCTCGGCCTTGGCGCCCTCGGCGCGAGCGGCGGCAATCGCCGTCTCGTTGAGGGTGGACGAAGCGGCAGCCGTGGCTTCGCGGCGAATCTCGCCGACGAGGTCAGGGAATGCCGCAGTCAGTTCAGCGATAGTCGTTACGTTATTCATGGAGGTGTTCTCCGAAAATGCCGCCGCCGCGGCTCGGTGGGTTGCACCCTTGACCAGGCCAGCGGCGGCCAGCTTGGTCAGAACTGAATCAATCGTGCCGATGGCATCGGCCATTCCTGCAGCAATGGCCTGCGCGCCCATAAGCACGCCACCTTTGCCAAAGTCGGATTTCACGGCATCGACGCTCACGCCGCGATTTGCAGCGACGGCGCCGAGGAACACGGCTTCGAGCTGGTCGAGCACGGCCACAATCGACTGTCGGCCTGCGCTGTCCATCACATCGGGCCGTTTGTTCGGCGCGTTGCTCGAAACGATCTCTATGCTGATCTCGCCGTTAGCGTCGGGCGCCACCTGCTTCGACGCGCCGACCACGACGCCGATCGAGCCCACCGTCGCGGTGGCCGATACGACAAGGCGGCTGGCGGCGCTCGCGATCCAATACGCGGCAGACGAGCCGGTGCCGCCGACGTATGCCGTGATCGGCTTGACCTTCCGGCCGGCGCGGACTTCAGCAGCGAAGTCGGCAATGCCAACGGCCACGCCGCCCGGTGAATCGATGTTGAAGAGGATGGAGTTGATGGAGGGATCGGCAAGGGCCGCCCGGAACTGGCCCTGCACCTGAGACAGCGACGTGGCGCCGCTGTTCTCGGTCATCATGTTGGCGCGCGGAAAGATCGGGCCGAGTATGTTGATGACGGCCACACCGTCCGTGGTCTGCATCACCGCTTCCTGGCGCGGCGGATTTCCTCTCATTGCCGCGACCGCAGGCGCATCGAATTGACGCTCGGCCACGGCGGCGATCATGCGCAGCCATTCGGGCTCGATCGCCCACGGCTGGCCCAGGACAGCATCTATTGCTCGCATATTGTGATCCTTTAAGCCGCGTCGGCTTGGTCAGCGTCGTCGTCGATCTCGGCGGCAGGTTTGCCCGGCGCCGGCTTCGTCGGATCGATCAGCAAGCCAGCCGCGCGAGAGAGCGTCATTTCCTTGGCGCGCTGGTCGAGCTTCTTCTCGATCTCGCCGCCGGTGCGCTCCATGCAGACCTGCTCGCCTGTCTTCGTGCCCATCTCCATGTCGAGCCTGTCAGCCTGCGCCTCCTGGTACGGGTTGAGGCTGTAGCGGCGCGGGCCGATCCAGTTGGCGCCGAGGTACGCCTCGCGCACGAGCGGGTTGGTGAACCAGCCCGGCCGATTTAGCCGACCCATGGCGACGGCCTCGTCCATCGCCCAGCCGTAGACCTCCTGACAGAAGCGCTCGGCGAACCAGACACGGTCGCCGTTGAAGTGCGACCATGCGATTTCCAGCGCGGCGCGAGAGGCTGAATAGGAGGAACTGAAATGCTGCGTCAGCAGCTCTAGCGGTAGGGACAGCGCGACGCCTACCTGCGTCAGGAACGAGGTAACGAACGGGTCAAAATTCGAGTTCGGCCGGCTCGGGTTCATCATCGACGCCTTCTCGCCTGGCGCCAGGCCGAGCACGGCACCGTTGCCGAGCTGCAGTTCGTTCTCTGCCGTGTTGGTCGTTTGCTCGCCGATGACGGGATCTGTGTCGCCACCGCCCAGGCCCTCGGGCGATTCGATCACCATCGTCACCATGGCGCCGACCACCGCCGCCGTGACCTCGGCGTCGCTGTAGTCGGATAGCTGCTTCAGGTGCTCGATGACCGGCGCCAGGAACGGCGTGCCGCGTGACAGTTCGGGCCGGTCGCGCTTGAACAGATGGATGACGACGCGCAGCCCGTCCTTTGACCGGGCCGGCACCTTCTCCCAAGTCATGCCGCCGACACGGAGCGCGCCGGGATGCTGGTCGCTGATGTGATAGAAGATCGGCACACCATCGGCGTCGGTCTCGACACCGCCGCTGATCCGGTCGGTATCGTCGGCGCGGTTCGGATTGCTGAGGCGGTCGGACTCGATCACCTGCAGCTTCGTGCCGTAGAGGTCGCCGCGATCCTTGCGATAACGTCGCACGATGACACAGTCACCGGATTCCTTCACTGAGCGGAAGGCGAGGACTTGCAACTCGTCGAAGCATTGAACGCCTGTGAAGTCGCAACGCTTCTGGTAGGCCCAGAACTCGCGCTCCTGTTCACGCTCGGCCGCGTCGGCCTGCTCGGGCGTGATGCCCAGCACGTCGGAATCTATGCTCGCCTGCAACTGCAGGCCGGGACCGATAACGCCGGTCACGGTCGTCTGGATGGCGCCGGTAGCGATGGGAGAATTGCGGGCGAGATCGCGCGAGCGGGCGCGCAGGTCCGGCAGGTCGCGCAGCGTGTCGGCATCGGGAGAGCCGCCGCCGGGCCGCCAGTTGCGGGTCGGCCGGCGATCCTTGCGCCCGCCTTTCCACGACCCATCAGCCGCCGCCATCATCGTTCGCGCCCGCCAACGGTCTAGCCCAGCCTTCGGCGAGAACCAGCCGACGACGCGATCCATCACGTTCAGGCGGGAGCGCGGCATAATCATGTGGATCACTCCGGCACGATGTAGCGGGTACGGCTGCGGCCGCCGGCCACGGTCGAGGGCGTCAGCGTGGCAACCTCGCCGCGCCAAAACTTGATCATCTCGCGGACCTGTTCGAGGTCGGCATACTTCAGCATTCGACGGCCGCCGCTGCCGGCGTCGATCTCGTAGGACTGCTTCCGCGATATTGCGATTGAGGCGTCGAGATAGGCGTCTAGCTGCGCCTGCGCCTGCTCCAGTGTGTAGCCGGCCATCAGATACCTCGCGAGTAGACGCGCCGGCCTCGGGCCGGCTGTGCGGAGTGGAGGGCGACTTGCGGTGCTGGTGCGGGTGGCTGCGGCGGCGCGTCGGCGGGCGGTGTCACGGCGGGCACTCGATGGTCACGGAAGCGCGACCACGCCACGTTCAGAGACTGCAGCGCCGCATAGGCATAGACCCGGCAGTCCAACCCCTCGTTTCGTGTGCCCGGCTTCTTCTGCCAGACCCGCGTCGGGAAGCCCTTCTTGAAAACGGTGTGGACGGTTTCGGCGGTGAGCTGCGAGAACCAGTCGGCGGCTCGATCCTTCGGGAAATGACAGAAACCGGGGCCCGCGGTCATGATCCGTAGGCGGGCATAGATGGCATCCTTCGCGGCATCGACGCCGATCAGAAACAGGTTGACCTTGCCCGCGTTGTTCTTGCTGGCGCGTTGCGGCCAGACCAGCCGGCCGGGGCCGCCCATGCCGGCGATCGCGTAGACCTTCTGGCCGAAACGCGGCTTGCAGTATTTGTAAACGGCTTGCGTCTGGTGGCCGCGGGAATCGACGCACACCGCAGAGACCTTGACCCTGGCGCCATCGGCCCGCGTAAATTCCTGGTTGCGTATCTCGTCTAGCTGCGTCCAAACCGCGCCGCCGGACGGGTCGCCGTTCAAGACCTGATAGCCGAGCGACCAGCTTTCCTCATCGCGGCCCCAGCCGACGATTTCCAGCTCCAGCCGATCGTCCTGCGTGTCGACGCCGATCGTGATGACCAGCACGCCGTTCGGGATCGTATCGCCCCATTCCTCGGCGCGCTCCATCAGCCCGGTCTCGTCGACCCGCTCGCCCTGCTCTTCCCACGTCTCGCCGAGCGTCGTGTTGATGAAGGTCCGCAGGGTTTCCGGCGACGCCTTGGCAGTGACAAACGCGCTCGCGATGTCGGGGATCGTCGACCACGGCGAGTAAAGCTCGCTGAGGTGAAAGCCGGCACGCCCGTTGAACGGTGCCTCGGCCCGCCACTCGCCGAGCCGGATGGCCGCAGCGCGATCAACATTCGACCAGGCCACGCCACATTCAGGGCAGTGATAGGCCGCCTTTGCCGGTTCGTTCGCCGGCCACTTCACATTCTCCCAGCGCAAGACCTGCATCTCGTCGCAATGCGGGCACGGCACGTAATAGCGCCGCTGGTCGGTCTGCTCGAAGGCCAGCTCAATGCGGCTATAGCCCTTGACCGTGGGCGTCGAGGTCAGGATGCGCTTGCGGTTCCAGAACGTCGTCGACCGCTTCGTTGCCAGCGCCACCGGGTCGCCCTCGCTGCCAGCGGACGGCGGATAGCGATCGACCTCATCCATCAGGACCACCCGAATGGGTCGCGACGCCAACGATGATGGCGAGTTGGCGCCGCAGATCGTCAGGTGGCCGCCGGGGAAAATCTTGTGCAGCAGCGTGTTGCCGCTGTCACGCGCCCGAGGGTCCTTCACCTTGTCTCTCAGCGCCGGGGTATCCCGCAGCATCGGCGCCAGCCGATCTTTCGACCATGCCTCGCCCATTTCCAGCGTCGGCATCACAATCAGGATCGGCGCCGGGTCTTGCGCGACGTGGAAGCCCACGATGTTGTTGATGATCTCGGTGGCGCCAACCTGCGCCGATTTCATAAAGACGACCTCGACGATGTCCGGGTCGCTGATCGCATCCATGATTCCGCGCTGGTACTCGGCGCGGGACGTCAGCCATTGGCCAGGCTCGGCAGACGCCTCAGAGGAAAGCTTGCGATAGGTGTCCGCCCACTGACTGACCGTCAGCGTCGGCGGGGGTTTCAGTGCCGCCGCCATCGCCTGACGTGCCGCGGCCCTCATCGTGTCCAGCGGCGTCAGCGACAAGTTCATGCAGGACCTCGCGCATCGCCGTATCGAGCGCTGCCCGGTAACTCGCCTCCGTGCGTTCGGCGACCAGCAGGATCGGCGCGTGCTTCGTTGGGACCGCCAGGCACTTGGCGCGGATGGCGATGCAGATTTCCTCGACCACCTTCACCGTGTCGGCGATCGGCACCTGCGACCCGCGCACACGGGCGAGCTCGGCCTCGGCAAGCTCAGCCTCCGCCGCCATCTTGCGAGTCTTCGCGTCGTCAAAGGTCGTCGGTTTGCCCGGTCCCATCAGGAGCGGCAGCACATCGGTCAGGCGGTAGAGATCCGACCGGCCGTCGCGGTCCATCGGCTTCAGATTCGCAACCGCCGCAGCGATCGTGCGGCGATCGCGCCCAAGTTCTACGGCCAGGGCGGAAATCGACCAGCCCTTTGGCGTCATCGCCATGTGGTGGAACCTCTGAAATTTTCTGGCGCTAGCGAACGGTCGTGGTTCGAATTACCCGCTACGCAGGGATCGCCAGAGGAACCTACCCCTTTCTCGCAGATGCGAGATAGACAGGCCGCATGCACTGCGCTGTTGCGAGATGATGGTTTGGGATTGCTTCTAAGGTGCGCTGTTGTCCATCCGCACCCGTGCAGCAATGGCCTGCTCAAGGAAGCGTCGAGACACGCGCTCATAGGCGCGCTGTGCCACGCCGTAGAAGTCGTACCGCTTGGCGTATCGTGGGGCGGTGGTGAAGATGAAGATGGGCACGATCATATCGTTGGGCATGTGCCACCAGATGCCCGGCTTCTTGCTCTTGTCCGCCTTGAACGGGACAAAGAAGTAATTGCTGCGCTTGCGCCCTCGCCTCGCACCTCTGCGGTTGGCCCTGTAGCCCTGCTCGCCGAAGGCCCGGAGATCGGAGAGCATGCGCACGATGAACGGGCCCGGCACGTTGCCGTAGGCATCAAGGGGTGCAGCCTTCGTCGGCACGGCGAACATGCCCGCGGGCATCAGCCCCTTCATGATCAGCGCGCGCTCGAAGCGCTTGTGCTTGCGTGCGCCGCCTGTGATCTGGGGGGTGAGGTACTTGCCCGATGCCGTGCCCTTGCCGCCAAAATCTTCAAGCCAGATGTTGACCTCGGGGCGACTCTTGGTAGCGAGCTTGAAGCGTAGACCACCCAGCGTCCACGAGGTCGGCCGGTCGAACACCTCCGACATCTCGCTGCGCAGCGCCGCGTGGATGTATCGACCCGTCGCATTGGCGGCGTCCATCATCGCCTGCGGCAGGTGCTTCTTCTGGAGCTGCTGCATCTGCAGCATCACGTCACGGGCGTTGGTCCGGATGTCGAACTGGAGCATCGCTACACTCCCGGCGGTCCCGGCATCTTAGCCCAATGTGTCGCGTTCCGGATCGCCACCGGTTTCGCCCAGGCCTCGACCCAGCCACCGATGCGGTCCTGCTTCTCGTCGGCCCATCGCCCTGCGGCGACATAGACACCATCACTCAGCAGCACCGGCCTGTCCGTGGGCGCGTCCTCGATCGGCATCCACCGGATCGCGCGCCAGGTCTTGCGCCGCCTCCACGCCAGCAGGGCCGGACCAGCGACGGACCCGATCAGCACCCCGGCGAGGATGAGGGCGTCGGTGAGGTCCATGGATGCTCCAACGAAAACGCCCGCTCGGTTTCCCGGCGGGCGCTTGAATTCGAAATGGTGCCATATCTAGGGGGTAAGTGTGCGCAAATGTCAAGACCCAGTCGCGACACCCTCGGGTAAAAGGCTCGGTCCTGCCTGCATCCGAGGGCCGCGCAGCCAGCCACGCAACTCCGACCACAGGTCGAGGCCCAAAATGAACTGGTCCATCGCCTGCCCTCGCCGCAGCCGGTGATCTCGCTCAATCTGGGCCAGCGTCTTCGGCTCGGCAATGCAGTCGATCACCACGGCCACCATGATGCGGCGATCGATGGCGGCGGTGCACCAGCCCCGCCATTCCTGATCGAGCTTGTAGCCGGATGGAACACCGCCACCATTGAGCCCGTACTTCGACCGCGACGGGCCCAGCCCCACAGTCCGGGTCTGCCACGCCAGCGCCATCTCCTGCCAAGCGTCACGCTGCATACCGTCGAGATGGTTGTGCCGCCAGACCTCGGACTGCTTCGCCCTGGTGTGGTTCTGGCGGCGCTTCCGCTTGTCTTCGGGATCGTCGGTCACGATCTCGACGGTGTCATCGACCACGCGCTTCGCGTCCCGATACCGGATCGCGTCCAGCAGCTCGTTGCGCCGCTTTACCCACTCCCGCCGATAGGCCTGCTCATAGGCATCACCATCCTTCCCGGTCGGCGCGTCCCGCATGTGCTCGGCAAGCTGCTCTTTCAGCGTCGGCAGTCGCGGCTTCGGCTTCTTTGGTCTTGCCACGGTCAGCCTCTCCCCTTCGCGAAGCGTTGCGCCAGCCCTTCGACCATGGCGCGATCGAAGGGCGTCAGCGTCGCCAGCTCTGACTTCAGGAACACGATGACGCCGGCCTCGCGCGCCTCGGCGACCAGCCGTCGCAGCGTCTCGCCTGACACCGGTTGTCGCGGCAGATGGCGCTCCAGCGACGTCGGGATCCGATGCTCGCGGTAGTGCTGGCGGTTCATGCCGCGTGCTCGTCGCCTATGGGCTCGTCGACGTGCTCGGGCACCGGCTTGCCGGTCCGGCGGGCGCGGGCCAGGTCGGCAAGCCGGTGGGTCATGGCCGGCGACTGGCTGATCGCAGCGGGGCCCTCGACCTTGGCGCGCGCCATCTTCGCCAGGCTCTCGCCCCTGCGGACGGCCTCTCGCACGGCGTCGGTCTGCGTCTGCCACATCGTCGGGTCTTCGGCCCGCAGAGCCCCGGCGCCATGCGCGGCGATGCGCTCGCTTGAGACGACGCGATCCTCGGCGAGCTGGATCTGTTCGGCGGTGAGCACGATGCGCCCCGGTTCTGGCTTCCATGCCGCGACGTCGGCCAGCAGCGAGACAGCATACCGACACGACGCTGCGACCATGCGCCCCCGTCGTGCGGCGATCCCGTCGCCCTGGCGCGCCTGCCAGTCCTCGACGAGCTGCTGCTTGCGCTGGCGATGGCTGGCGAGGTCGATCGCTGGGCCGCTGGTTTCGGGCAGGTGGAGGCGCGAGTCCGGCAGGTGCTTCTCGAAGTCCACGGGCACCGGAAACGGTTGCCGGGTGGTGGGCTTGAAGCTGCCGAGCACCTCGGTCGCGGCCTCTGCCAGCGGGTCGCCTTCGTGCCTGCCGAGGCGCGCATGGAACACCGGGCCGAAGGTCTTCATGGCGTCCGTCGTTGCGCCCGGATACGCCGCGATGATGCGGGCGAGCAGATCGGTCACGGTCATAGAAGCGCCTCCTGCTTTGCGGCGGGTTTGGGCTCGGCAAAGAGGCGGGGTTGGCGGTAGGCTTCCTCGATGCGGCGGCAGGCGATGTCGAAGTAGCGCGGCTCGATCTCAATGCCGATGAAACGGCGGCCGAGATTCACGCAGGCAACGCCCGTCGTGCCGCTGCCCATGAAAGGGTCGAGGATGGTTTTGGCCTTGGTCTTGGCGACGCACCACGACATGAGC